ATCTCAAGGTTCCAGCGGAGTTCCGCGTCCTGATACCCACGGGTTTGATCTTCGACATCCCCAAGGGACATTCGATGAGAATCCATCCCCGTTCTGGTCTTTCCTTCAGGAATGGGATTGTAATGCAGAACGCAGAGGGCATAGTGGACTCAGACTATGTGGAGGAGTGCTTCATCCTTCTGAAGAACGATTCCCTTGTCCGGCAGAACATCACGCATGGAATGCGCATCGCTCAGGGAGAACTGGTGAGGAACGAAGAGTATGTCCTGATGGAGTCAGCCGACCGACCATCCGTCAAGACCGACAGGAACGGCGGGTTCGGCAGCACTGGTGTGTAAATCATCAACATGGAGAATACATGACACGCGACGAACTTCTGAAGTGCCACGGAGAACTCTGTGGCAAGGCATTTGAACTGATGAAGGTGAAGAACGCGGACTATGCGGGTAGGTCTGGCAAGGAGCCGTTTGCCAACTTCACCCGATGCGAGTCCATGGGAATCTGCACCACGGAGGCAGGGATGCTGGTCAGGATGACGGACAAGTTGTCCCGCCTCTCGTCCTTCGTTGAGGCAGGGGAGTTCAAGGTCAAGGACGAGAGCCTTGAGGACACCTGCGTTGACATCATCAACTATGCGATCCTCTTCCATTCATACCTCAAGGAAAAGAAGGCTAACAATGCCAAGCGGTGAATTCAGACCAGTTGGAAAGAACCTTTTGCTGCTCAGGGACTTCGGGGGTCAGAAGACCACCGAGGCTGGAATCATTTACGAGGAGAAGGTCACTTGCCGCCTCGTATGGTCAAAGGTGATCGCGGTCGGAGATCAGGTGACCGAAGACATCAAGGTGGGCGACAGGGTTCTCTGGGACATCACCAAGGTCAAGGGAAACCACTACAAGGAATACGATGTCGTCCATCAGGATCATGCCTACATGGTCGAGCGAGTCTGATTCTTTGCTGCGATAAGAATCCCGACACCATACCCATTGCATCTCGTCTCATCCGTGCTATCATTCCCTTGTGCGAATGAGCGTTGCTTCACCACATCCCTGAGGAGACAGGCTAGTGAACAAATACAGGATCATCGAAGGCGATTGCCGCGAGGGACTCAAGCAGATCGCGGACAACTCCGTCCACACATGCATCACCTCACCCCCCTACTTCGGCTTGCGTTCGTACAACGGAGGTCAGAGTGAGATCGGATGCGAGAACGAAGTGCAGCAGTATGTCGATGCAATGGTTGATGTGTTTCGTGAAGTTCGCCGTGCTCTTCGTCCTGATGGCACTCTGTGGCTGAACCTTGGCGACTCCTACATGGCTCAGTACAATGTCCCTCCTCCTCCACAGACAATCGGGGGACAGAGGGACATGCCAACCACCATTCCTGGAAACCGCAAGAAGCAGAAGGGTCTGAAGCACAAGGATCTGATCGGCATCCCTTGGCGTGTAGCCTTTGCGCTACAGGCAGACGGGTGGTGGCTGCGTCAGGAATGCATCTGGTGTCTTAGTGGTGGAACCTGTGTTTATGTTCGCACCAAGAATAGCGGAGAGTGCGTGATGATGATTCGCGATCTCTACCGCCTTGATCCATCTACGGTACAACTTTGGAATGGAACCAGTTGGACGAATCTTCTTGGCATGAGCAAAAGTAAGAGGAGGGGGGATGAACTTGAAATAGTCCTTCGTTCGGGGGAACGCATCTCATGCACACCCACACACAAGTTTCCGACTAGTGACGGCTTGAAGGACGCAAGTGAACTGGTAATCGGTGATACTCTTCTCTCATGTACACTACCACCACCCGAAAATCCGAGAGATTGCTTCATAGACGAGGACGCGGCGTGGTTTGCTGGACTCTATCTCGCAGAAGGCTCCCGTAGCGGAGACACCATTCAGATATCTGGTCACTCAAAGGAAAACCACCGATGGTCGGAGATTCAGAGGATAGCGAAGAAGTTTGGAGGAACTGCTACCATCTCGGTTGACGGAAACAACCAAGCCATCCGCGTCTATGGTAAGGTGCTCAACGCAATATTGGATGAGATGATCGTTGGAACCACCGCATACGACAAGGGTTTCAGTCCCGTGGTGTGGAGATACTCGAACAGATTCTTGGAACGAATGATGGATGGGTATCTTTCTGGCGATGGATGCCAGACGGGCAATCGGTGGAGACTTGGGTTTTGTAGAAACTACAGGCTTGAGCAAAACATCAGAACTGCATGTGCTAGGTTGGGGTATACCCTCACGCTGAATCTCAGCCACGCCAGTTGTGGAGAAAAGTCGTTTCCTTCTTTCCGTGGAGAACTACGCAAGGAGAGAAGCGGTCATTGCAACGAAAAGAGTCGAAATGAGATCGTGAAGATCAACAAAGCCCGCTGTAGGGAAGTCTACGATCTCGGTGTGGAGGACGAACCACATCTCTTTGCATTGGCATCTGGTATATTGACGCACAACTCCAAGCCCAATCCCATGCCCGAGTCGGTCATGGATCGATGCACCCGAGCGCATGAATACATCTTCATGCTCACCAAGAAGTCGCACTACTACTATGACCATGAGGCAATCAAGGAGCAAGCCGTAGGCGCACCTCATGCGCCAGGAAACAAGAACAGGACTCAGCCCGAGGAAAAGGGATCGCGTGATCCTGCCCTTGAGCCTGACAGGGTGTGGGCTTCCGATGGAAGGAAGAACAAGCGTTCCGTGTGGACGGTCAATACCAAGGGTTACAAGGGAGCGCACTTCGCGGTCTATCCCAAGAACCTCATCCTTCCATGCGTCCTTGCGGGAACCAGCGCACATGGCTGCTGCTCCAAGTGCGGTGCGCCTTGGGAGATGGATGTCAATGTCGGCATGAGCGACTACGAGAAGCACGGGAAGCATTGGGGTGGGGATTTCGGCAGGAACGACTCCGTCCCACCCGAACGGATCTCGGGAAGGCAGACGCGGACTGCCAAGGGGACGGTTCCCTCCCTCAAGGCAGCGGAGAGGACACCCAAGGGGTGGAAGCCAACCTGCAAGTGCAAGGATGCCTCCGTGGTTCCATGCACCGTCCTGGATCCGTTCACGGGATCGGGTACGACTGCTGTCGTGGCAATGGAGAACGGACGGGACTTCGTGGGTTGCGAACTGAACCCTGAGTACATCAAGTTGGCTGAGGCAAGGATCGCTGAGGAGGTTCCAAGCGATCTAGACGACCTCATGGAATGAAAGACAAATGCCCAAGTTCTACACCAATGTCGCCATCCGTGGCAACAGGATACTCCATCGCGGCTACGAGAACGGCAAGCCGTTCGCCGAGGAGGATGTGTACAAGCCCACCCTCTTCATCCTCAGCAAGAGGAAGAGCGAGTGGAAGTCCCTCGACGGCAGACCCGTCGAACCTATGGTGTTCGACTCCATCGATTCCTCCCGCGAGTTCATGGAGAAGTACTCGGATGTCTCCTCGTTCCCCATCTTCGGGAACACGGACTATGTCTATCAGTTCATAGGCGACGAGTACAAGGGAGAGGTTGACTACGACTTCAACCAGTTGCGCATCGCCTACATCGACATAGAGACCGAGTCCGAGGCAGGATTCCCCGACATCGACACGGCAAACGAGCGGATCAATGTCATCACCATCATCTGCGGTTCCAAGAAGTACACATTTGCCCTTGGCAAGGTGGACAAGTCCAGGATGCCGCCCGATGTCCTCGTCAACCTCTACGACAACGAGGAGCAGATGCTGAGTGACTTCCTGCTGACATGGCAGAGCCTTGGGATCGACATCGTGACGGGGTGGAATGTCGAGTTCTTCGACATCCCGTACATCGTCCACAGGATCGGAAATCTCCTCGGGGAGCAGTATGCGCGGAAACTCTCCCCTTGGGGGAAGTTGCGCAAGAGAAAGGTCGAGTTCCACGGCAAGGAGAGCGTCACCTACGAGATGGTCGGCATCAACACCATCGACTACTATCAACTCTACCGAAAGTTCACATTCGTCACGCGGGAGTCATACAAACTAGGAGACATCGCGCAGATCGAACTCGGGGAGACCAAGTTGGATCACTCCGAGCACGACAACTTCTCGGAGTTCTATCGGAACGACTTCACCAAGTTCGTGGAGTACAACATACGGGACACCGTCCTTGTGCAGAAACTTGAGGCAAAGAAGCGGCTGCTTGAGCAAGCGGTAGCCCTTGCCTATTCAGCCAAGGTCAACATGCAGGATGTCTTCTCGCAGGTCAGGACATGGGAGCAGATCATCTACCATCACCTCAGCGAGAAGAGGATCGCGATCCCACAGAAGCGGAGGAACCGAAAGGACAAAGCGTTCAAGGGGGCATATGTCAAGCCACCTCAGGTCGGAATGCACAGATGGGTGGTGTCCTTCGACCTTGATGCCCTCTATCCGATGCTCATCTGCCACTACAACCTGAGTCCCGACACCAAGACTTCCGATGGACTCAGGAGATCGATCACGGCATCGTCCGTGATGAAGCAGTCAAACACCTACATGGTGGAAATCGAAAAGGCACGGCACAAGAACCTTTCCCTTGCTGCCAACGGAACGACATACCGCAAGGACAAGCAGGGATTCCTTCCCGAACTCATGGAGAAGATGTACAAGCAGCGCAAGGAGTACAAGAGGCTGATGCTTGAGACCAAGGCTAGCCTTCGTGATGTAGAAAATGAACTAAAAAAACGAGGTTTGATGTGATTTGAGTGCGATTGGTAATAGATATTTTCGGAAAGGGAGAACCCGAAAATGCATTACCTCGTCTACAAGACCACCAACACGAAAACATTTAGGTATTACATAGGCGCACATAGAACGGACAACCTGAACGATTCCTATCTCGGTAGTGGAGTTGAGTTGGATAGGGACATTGAGGCTTATGGTGTTGATGCCTTTAGCCGAGAGATTCTAGAAGAATGCTCTACTGCGCATGAGATGTATGAACGGGAAAGAATCTTGATTGGAGACTTGTGGTCATCCGATCCTCTCTGCTACAATCTGAGACCTGGTGGAAAGGGCGGGTGGGATCATGTTGATAACTCTGGAGACAGGAATCCAATGAGAAACCCAAGCAGTCTCGCTAAATGCGTAGCAGCGGGTAATAAAACTAGAGCCGCTAATCCAGAGAAATATGCTAGAGTTGCCATAGAAAATGCAAAACTGGCGACAGCCGCCATCAGAGGGAAGAAACGACCATCGCACTCGGAAGCCATGAAACAGATATCTCGGGATATATGGTCAATCCATAGAGATAAGATGTTAGACTCACTCAACCAAAGTTACCTGGTAGTAAAGGAGGATGGAACATCTTTTGAGACAAATCGGCTGAATCAGTGGTGCAAGATACAGGGATTACCATTCACTACTCTTTGGAAATCTGCTGTTTCGGGAAAGGTCATAAAGAAAGGCAAACTGAAAGGTTGGTCATGTCGAATTACGAGCAAATGAGCAATGAGGACTTGCTACTGCTCCGTAAGCGGTTGATTGATGATGCATCTTTGTATCACAATCGACAACTGGTTCGTAAGATCCAGTTGAACTCCGCTTACGGCGCAGTAGGTTAGGAAACGAATACTTCCGCTACTACGACGAGGAGATTGCCGAAGCCATCACTCTGTCGGGGCAACTTGCCGTGCAATGGGTCGAGCGCGACATCAACAGGTTCATCAACAAGGCAATCGGGACGGACGGAGAGGACTATGTCATCGCAATCGACACCGACTCCGTCTACCTAGACATGGAGAAGGTCGTGGGGAAGACCCTTCCCGGCTGCAAGGACGAGCGCAAGATAGCCTTGTTCCTAGACAAGTTGTCCAAGGAAGCCATACAGAATGTCATACGGAAGTCCTACGAGCGTCTGTCGGAGACGATGAACTCCTACGCCAACCACATGAGGATGAAGCGGGAGTGCATCGCATCCAAGGGGATATGGACGGGGAAGAAGCGGTACATGCTCAATGTCAGGATAGGCGAGGAGGATGTCTACCTGCCGAAGCCAGACCTGAAGATCACGGGCATAGAGACGGTCAGGTCATCCACTCCAGAGGTCGTCAGGAATGCCCTGAAAACAGCCATAACCATCGTGATGGACAAGGACGAGGAGGACATCCATCGGTTCGTGAAGACCTTCCGCGAGGAGTTTGCGGGGCTTCCTGCCAACAAGGTGGCTTTCCCCCGAAGTTGCAACGGCATGAAGGACTACTTGGATGCTTCCAGCATCTATTCCAAGGGGACTCCAATCGCGACCAAGGCATCGCTCGTCTACAACTGGCATCTGCGCAAGATGCGCCTGAACACCATGTATCAGGAGATCCGCGAGGGAGACAAGATCAAGTTCGTCTACCTCAAGGAACCCAATCCGCTTGGAGAGAAGGTGGTCGCATTCGTCGGAAGGATGCCCGTGGAGTTCGGACTCGACGGCTACATAGACCGCGACATGCAGTTCGTGAAGGCATTCGTGGAGCCTCTCAGGACGATCCTTGCCGTGATCGGATGGAACGAGGAGAAGAAGAGCAGCCTCGACGGATTGTTTGCATGATCGCACAGAATGAAAACAGTTGGGTTGACGGTCAGCCTAACTATGGTAGAGTGTGCAACAACAAAGGAGATACAGCATGAATGTGAAACTGGTCAGACTGATGACGGGCGAGATGATCCTCGCGGACACGACTGAGAAGGGCGATTCGATCACCCTGAAGAAGCCAGCATGGATCGCACAGGTCAAGCCAGGCGAGTTTGCCCTCGTCCCGTGGCTTCCCCTTGCCAAGGATGATTCGGTGACCATCGACCGCAGCAAGTTCATCTACTGCGTCGATCCTGAGACGGGCATCCTGAACGAATACAGCACGGCATTCGGATCGGGTCTCGTCGTTCCTAACGGAGTCAAGCCTGTCAGCCTCAAGTTGAGCGGAGAGTGAACAACATGAACTTCCTGAAGCAGATCGTGAAGGAGTCTGGCAACAAGTTTGCCAGCGTTGTTGAGGATGGAATCGACGGAGCCGATGTCGCGGGATTCGTGGACACTGGTTCCTATGCTTTCAATGCGCTACTTTCAGGATCCCTTTATGGAGGAGTGGCAGACAACAAGATCATTGCCCTTGCGGGCGAGTCTGCCACGGGAAAGACCTACTTCACCCTAGGGATCGTCGCGCAGTTCCTCAAGGACAATCCCGAGGGAATGGTACTCTACTTCGACTCTGAGCAAGCGGTGACATCCGACATGTTCAAGGGAAGGGGAGTGGACTCGCAGAGGGTGGCTGTGTTCCCCGTTGCCACCATTGAGGAGTTCAAGACGCAGTGCGTGAACATCGTTGACAAGGTTCTTGAGATGGACGAGAGCGACAGGAAGCCGATGATGATCGTCCTCGACTCGCTAGGGATGTTGTCCACCGAGAAGGAAGTCAACGACTCAGCCGAAGGCAAGAATGTCCGCGACATGACTAGGGCGCAGGGGGTCAAGGCTACATTCCGCGTCCTGACAATGAAGTTGGGCAAGGCAAGGATCCCCCTTGTGATGACCAACCACACCTACGATGTCGTGGGTGCGTATGTCCCCACCAAGGAGATGGGTGGCGGAAGCGGTCTGAAGTATGCCGCATCCACCATCGTCTACCTCTCCAAGAAGAAGGAGAAGAACGCGGACGGGGATGTGATCGGCAGCATCATCCATTGCAAGTTGTACAAGTCTAGGCTCACCAAGGAGAACCAGCAGGTCGATGTGCAGTTGAACTACGAGACTGGTCTGAACCGCTACTACGGGCTGACCGACATCGCGATCAACCACGGCATCTTCAAGAAGGTCTCAACAAGGATCGAACTTCCCGATGGCAAGACTGCCTTTGAGAAGAACATCAACGAGAACCCAGAGAAGTACTTCACCGAGGATGTGATGATGCGGCTTGAGGAAGCAGTTGCCAAGGAGTTCAAGTATGGAACGGCATAAGTTGTGCATCATCGTTCCTTTCAGGGACAGGGATGCGCACCTGAAGGAGTTCGTTCCTGCCATCAGGCAGTACCTTGCCGACAGCGGCATCGACCATGAGATCCTTGTGGTGGAGCAGACGCACGGAAAGCCGTTCAACCGCGCCAAGTTGCTCAACATCGGGTTCCTGGAGGCATCCAAGGATTGCGACTACTTCGTCATGCACGATGTGGACATGATTCCCTTCAGGAACCTGGTCAACAACGGTCCCGACTACTCCTACAGGGATGAACCGACCCACCTTGCAAGCGCGGCAAGTCAGTTCAACTTCACCCTGCCTTATGGGGGATACTTCGGTGGAGTCACCTTGTTCCCGCGCAAGGCATTCGATCAGGTGAACGGCTACAGCAACGAGTACTGGGGATGGGGAGCCGAGGACGACGACATGCTCTACCGCTGCCACTATGCGGGACTGAAGGCAGCGAGGATTGAGAACGGGTTCTTTCAGTCCCTCAACCACGACAGGAAGATAGACGAGCAGGACTACAGGAAGAACATAGACCGCGTCAAGGAGATGTGGGATCGGAAACTCGACTGGAAGAGCGAGGGTCTGAACTCCTGCAAGTACGAGGTGAAGGAACGAGCCGACATGGAAGGCTACAGGAAGGTCGTGGTGGAGATTTGAGCCTGAAGGTTCTGTATGTCAACCCATGGGGTGGCTTCGATGCCGACTTCGCTAGGAACAGGTTCTTCCTGACCCATGCGCTCAAGGACATCGACCCCGACTGCGAGATATCCGTCCTTCCGCACGGATCGGTTCAGGACATAACGAGGTACGACCTTGCCATATCCATCTACCATCCGTCTGTTTCGATGAAGTCCGTCAATGCCGCCAGGAAGATCGCCTTCACGGGAGAGAGTTACGATGTGGTCGCAAACACTCCCGACTGCGATGCCTACATCGGGTTCGACCTCGAGGAAGACCATGACGGCAGGAACTACAGGTACTTCCGCTTCCCTCTCTATGCGGGATACCACATGGACTACTGCGTGAGGCATGGCATCTCATCCTTTCAGGGTCTGCGGGAGAAGTACTCGAGGGACAAGATCGCGAAGGTGTCCGCAGTCGTGTCCAACCCATCCAATGCCATCCGCAACCAGGTTCTGAACTGGTTGATTCAGAACTCCCATTGCGATTCTGGCGGGCGTGTGCTCAACACGGTCGGCAGCGTGGATGACAAGTTGGACTTCACGGCAAACTATGCCGTGGGCATGGCATTCGAGAACCTACCAAAGAGGGCTTACATCACGGAGAAGATCTACGAGGTGTATGCGGCTGACTCCGTCCCATTCTACTTCGGCGCACCCGACATAGCCGAGGAGTTCAATCCCGACACATTCCTCTCGCTCGACATCTCGGGAGATCCTATGCCTTCCGTGGAGAGAGTCCTATCCGTCATGCGGGATCCCACGGAGCAGAAGAGGATGAAGTCCATCGACCCATGCGAGGGGTACAGGTCTGAGCGATACATACGGGGCGGCAGGAAGATTCTGTCTGACATCATTCGCAATGTTCTGGAGACCAAGTGAAGAACCTCATATTGTCCACATCGTCGGGATACAACTGGGAGCAGATCAAGAAGTGGAATCTGTCCGCTGCCGCAACGGGGAACGAGGTATGCAACATACTGGTGAACCCCAGCGACGAACTGTGCAAAGACATCGACCAGAATGTTCCTGAGCATGGGTGGAGGGTATTGAGGTTCGATCCCCGTTCCCTGAACAAGCCTCCCCACAACCTACGGTTCCTGTTTCAGTACAAGTACCTGATGGAAATCAAGGGCAAGCATCCATATGTCGTGGTCACCGACAGCAGGGATGTCTACTTCCACTCCGATCCCTTCCCCCGCATCAAGGAGATACTGGATGCAATGGGCAAGGACATCGTCTGTGGCAGCGAATGCATCGCATACAAGGACGAGCACTGGGGAAACGGGAACCTCATGGAGGGGTTCGGCTATGTCTACGACGATTTCTGCGGGAACGAGATCTGCAATGTCGGAGTCCTGTGCGGCAAGACGGAGGCTGTCGCGGAACTCTGCCTGATGATCTTCACCATGTGCCACCACAATCCCGCAAGCGTCTCCGACCAGTCATCCTTCAACATCCTCATGGGAACCGATTTCGGCAGGAAGCGCATAGCGGTTACCCGCCCTTCTGATGGCGTGATGGTGCATCTCGGCACGGTAGGCGTGGACAAGTTCAGGGACAAGTTGACGGAGAAGCCTTCATGGAAGGACGGGGAGATCCCTTCGGTCGGAGGCAAGGTCATTCCGATCATCCATCAGTACGACAGGGTGGACACAAGCAAGTGGGGGATTTGATGAGTGCTACCATAGTGACTGCGTTCTATGACATCGGTCGATCCGAGTGGGAGTCACCCATGTTCCGTAGATCGGTGAATGAATACATGGAAGCCTTCTCCAATCTTCTTCGCTTCGACTATCCGATGATAGTGTTCATCGATGCCCGTCATCACGACCGTGTCATGTCGATGGTGGAATCTTCGGAGTTCAAGCACAACAAGACTATCATACCAATCGACGAGGATTGGATGAACCAAAACATATGGGTCTGGAGCAGACTTGGTCGAGAGCGTGAGATCATGCAATCCCAAGAATACCGATCTCTCATACCAAGAAGGATGGAGTTGCGCTATCCCGAGAATGTGAATCCCATGTACACCATACTTACCCACTCAAAGGTGGATTTTCTCTGCCATGCCATAGAGAATGATGTGTCGGATTCGCGATTCTTCATGTGGGTTGACTTTGGTTATCTCAGCAAAAAGGCGATGGCGGGGTTCGTTCCCCATCGACACATCGATTGTTCCAAGATGATTGACGGCAAAGTCATCCTATGCTGCCTGAACGGTGGATTGAGCAGTCGGGATTTCGATGTTCTCTACACACTACAGGCAGCGCCGGAGAAAATGGCTGGTGGTGTG